GTAGCCACGTTGAGCCATATCTTAATTCGCCAATGATAGAGGTTAACTATCAAAGCGATTGGTACAAAGAGATTAAAAAAGTTACCGAAGATGCTATTTATAGGCAAGAGAAAGGTTTGCAGCTATTTGAATGGGCAGTTACAAACTTTAGCTTATTTAAGGTAAACGAGAAAAGAAAACAATTGTATGCCAGTATCTAAATGTAAGAACGGCAAGTGGCGCATCGGTAGCGGTGCTTGCGTTTATGAAACAAAAGAGAAAGCCGATAAAGCATATAAGGCGATTCTCGCACAAGGTAAATTCAAAAAGAAAAATGGTCGTTGAGTTATGGCTAAATCAGGAACTATTGGAAAGCAAACATTTGGCAAGCGAAGAAAAGGAAAGGCTCATAAGGGATATAATAAACACAATAGAAAGGAAAGGAATTATCGAGGGCAAGGAAGGTCTTGAGATTGATTATTTAAAACTAATGAACTAATGTATATCCATCCTACCGCTATTATCTACCCTAATGTGATTATCGAAGCCGATGTTTATATCGGTGCATATTGTGTAATAGGTGCGCCTCCAGAATGGAAAGGGTACGAAGATTGCGAGGGGTTAGTAACAATAATGTCGGGGTCAAGGTTAACGGGTTTTGTTACGGTGGATAGTGGCACGCAAAGAAGAACGATTATCGGAAAGGGTTGTTACCTAATGAAGCACGTTTACGTTGCGCACGATGCTATCTTAGCCGAGAATGTTACATTGAGTGCTGGTGCTAAAGTCGGTGGGTTAGCAATAATCGAAAAGAATTGCAACTTAGGAATGAATGCGGTGTTACATCAAAAGATAAGAATACCCGAAGGGTGTATGATTGGCGCATCGGCATTCGTAGGAAAGAAATCTATTTTAAGACCTCACTATAAATACGCAGGAGTGCCTGTAAAAGAAATAGGAAGCAATGCTCGTTAATGTAATCTTACTAAACTACGAAAGAAAGGAGCACACCCAAAGGGTTAAGAATGTAAACTTCTCTAACGCAGGGTTTCATTTTGACTTTATAGAGGTTGAAATGAAAGGCATAGCAAGAGCCATCAACTACGGAATAAGTAGGAGTTATCAATACGATGCGGTTGTAGTAATGGCAAACGATATTTTGATGCCCGATGATTGGTTAGCCAGAATGGTAGAGGCTGCTTATGCTATTCCTAATACGGGAACTTGTGGGATACATTGCGTAGAGGGTTTGCCAGATAGAAGCTATGTAAACGATATCCCAATACATATTAGCAATATGGTATTTGGCAATGTGTTGATACCGATGAAAGCTATCGAAACAATAGGAAAGTTTAACGAGGTGTACGACCCGTATGGAATGCAGGATAGCGACTATTGCTTTAGATTAACACAAACAGGACACTTGAATTATTATTTAGGAGGCTTAACGGCTGAGCATATAGGACACGATGTAGGGCAAGACACTCCTTATAGAAGGATGAAAGATGAAGGATTAAGCAAGTGCGATAAACTATGGGCGCAAGAAACTGCCAAATATCAATCTACCAACAACTATACTATTTTATGAAAGCAGAGTTAGTAAACATAAACAAGGTTCGTACGAACCCTAACAATCCGAGAATAATAAAGGATGATAAGTTCCAAAAGTTGGTAAAGTCAATCCAAGGGTTTCCACAGATGCTTGAGATTAGACCGATAGTAGTCAATGATGATATGATTGTGTTGGGTGGTAATATGAGGTTAAAGGCTTGCCAAGAAGCAGGCTTGAAAGAGATACCTATCATTAAAGCATCAAACCTAACCGAAGAACAACAAAAGGAATTTATCATTAAAGACAACGTAGGCTTCGGAGAATGGGATTGGAATGACCTTGCTAATAATTGGGATAGTGAACAATTACAAGAGTGGGGATTAGATATTGCAGGCTTAGAAGAAGAAGATATTAAACAAAAAGATAATACAAAGACAGAGGCAAACAAATGCCCTAATTGTGGCATAGAAATAGTGAGCAAATAGAGAGAAAATGGCAAACGAACAAAACCTTAAACCTTTTAAGAAAGGCGAAGTAGCAAACCCTAACGGCAGACCTAAGAAGTACGTTACTCTTTTAAGAGAGCAAGGCTACAAGCTATCAGAGATAAACGATACCATACAAGTGATGCTTCAAATGGGAGTGGATGAACTAAAAGAGGTTTGGGATAACCCTAAGGCTACTATCTTGGAAAAGACAATCGCAAATGCGATGCGTAAAAGTTTGGAGAAGGGTTCGTTATATTCAGTTGAAACATTATTAACAAGGGTTTACGGGCGTCCGAAAGAAGTTCAACAAGTTAGCACCGATTCAAGGATTGAAGTTGTATTTGTAAATGGAAAAACGATATTATAAGATATTGCTCTGGATAATATCCGCAGGGGGCTAAGTTGCAATGCGAGCAATGGCACTCTTCCTTGTCGCCAAAACACCCTGCAAACTTTTTTTTGATTAGTATGCACAAATTTTAATAAAATGCTATTTATATCAAATAGGTTTTTCCCACGTTTTAAAACCAATCAAAAGCAACTTTGATAAATAAAACGTTTCAGTTCATTCGAGTACGTTGGCAAAAAGTGAGAGCAATGTCTAACCCGTGACAACTCTTGACAAGGAAGTTAAAGGTTCAAAGCCAGATAAACCCGTAGGGATGCGGTGGCAAGGAATGGGAATTGAGTGATAAAGGCAGTTGCAAAATAAAAAAGCCTTTATAATTTGAGTATAGTTTGGTGTAACTTTGATTTACCCTACTTCCTTGGATATAGACGGGGTGTATCTAAAAAGGAGATAATTTTGTCAAAAAAATACAATCAATAAAAAAATAAATTTTGTAGTTTCAAAAATATTTCGTATCTTTAATTAAATTTAATACTAAAATGTATTACGAAATTGAAGCCGCTGAACTAATTGTTGATACAGATGGAAGTAAAACATCTGGAGATACAATCATAAAAAAGATAGCGAAGACAGAAAAAACTGCGAAGAAAATAGGAGAGCAGTTGCTTAAAAATAATAGAATACTATCGGTATGGATTCGTGGATGGAAATGTGAAAGACAAGATGATGACCCATTGTGTGGATTCAATAGATATAAGAATGATATCAAATGGAATATAGAAAGGGGGTGGTAGAAAATAAATACATAGATAATTTATGTAATGAGAATTGAACTGCCACAACCACATATTAATCAGCAAGCAATCCTTGATAGCAAAGCAAGGTTTCGCGTTGTTATGGCTGGCAGACGCTTCGGCAAGTCGGAACTTTCACAAATAGAAATAATAGTCAATGCCTTACAAGGCAAGCAAGTATTCTACGTTACACCTACCTATAATTTGGCGCGGGTATTCTTTGACCAATTATCAAAAGCCGTTCCTTTCGAAGCCAACAAATCTGAACTATCTATCAAATTCCCTAATGGCGGTGCGGTTTACTTTTTTACAGGCGAACGCTTGGATAACCTTCGCGGTAGGAAGTTTCACTTTGGAGTTATTGACGAAGCGTCTTTTATACCCGACTTAGAAAACGGCTGGCTTAATTCTATCCGCCCTACCTTAACCGATTACAAAGGGCGTGCGTTATTCATTTCCACACCCAAGGGCAAGAACTTCTTTTATTCCTTATTCCTAAAAGGTGGCGAGCAAGATTGGCAATCCTTCAAGTTTACGACCTACGACAATCCACACATAGACAAGACAGAGATTGATGATGCAAGGCTTCAGCTACCCGAAGTCGTATTCGAACAGGAATATATGGCTAATCCTGCCGAAAATGCCTCTAATCCGTTCGGGAGTATGTATATCAAGCAATGTACGTTTGAAGCCAGCCACGAGCCTCCTATTGCGTTTGGTATCGATTTGGCGAAGTCAGTTGACTATACCGTTATCGTAGGATTGGATAAGAACGGCTCAGTTAGCTATTTTGACCGATTCCAAAAGGATTGGCGGCAGACAAAACAAGTCATCGGCAACCTACCCAAAGTACCAACCTTAATAGATTCAACAGGTGCGGGAGACCCTATCTTCGAAGATTTACAAAGAGAAGGATTGCCTGTAAGTGGGTTTAAGTTTACCTCAACCTCAAAGCAGCAACTTATGGAAGGTTTGGCATCGGCTATCCAACAAAGAAAGATAACTTTTCCCGAAGGGCATATAACGCAAGAACTTGAGATATTCGAGTATCAATATACGGCAACGGGAGTTCGGTATTCAGCACCGCAAGGCTTTCACGATGATTGCGTAATGGCTCTGGCATTGGCTTGGCATCATTACACCCGAAACACAGGGCAGGGTAAGTATTCCTTTGCATAGCAACAATTAGGGTTTTATCTATTTATGGATATGAATTGGAAAGACATATCCGTATTTCAATGGCAGCAACTTAACGACCTATTCCTTAAATCTAAGGAATTAAACGAGTTAGACCTTGCAATTCAGTCGGCAGCGATTTGTACTCGTATGACCGAGAACGAAATCGATAGCTTGCCTATCGAAGATTTGAATCCTTTACTCAAATCTATTCAGTTCATCCACGAGGAAATCAAACCCGAACCCCAATCTTACATAAAGATAAACGGCAGAAAATATAAGTGCATTTATGACGTGCGCAAGATACCAGCGGCACGTTATATCGAAACAAAGCACTTCAGCCAAGATGTAAACGGAAACCTGCACAAGATTGCTGCTTGTATGGTTATGCCGATGAAGAAAACCTTGTTCGGCTGGAAGTTAGATAAGTACGATGCGAGTAGGCACGAGGATTATGCGCAGGATATGCTCGAAGCACCTATTACGGCAATTCTCGGAAGCGTGGTTTTTTTTTATCAAGTATACAGAAATTGGATAAAGAGTTCGAAGGATTATTTGATAGCGGAAATGTCGAAGAAGATGAGCCGTTATCAAGCCGAGGCGGTGTATCAAACTTTATGCGATACTATGGATGGATATACCAAACCGAGCTGGTTGCTGCACTCGAAAAGGTCACGCTGGAACAAACATATGAAATCCCTACACTTCAATACCTTAATGACCTTGCTTACCTCAAAGCGAAAGGCGAATACGAAGCCGAGCAATTAAAGAAAGTGTATGGCAAAAAGTACTAAACAATTACAGGATGAAGTGTTAGGTTACCTTGACCGAATAGGCGAGGATAAGAATTTCTTTGAGCGAGCCACAAAGTTAAATTCATTAGAGTATTATCTCACAATTAGTGCGGCAAACTTTATTCTCAAAGTTCAAGAGAATTTAGAAACACAAGGCAAAGTAGATACAGGTGGATTAGGAAATAAGTTACAACAAACTGCCGTAATTCAAAACGCAAACGAACTAAGCATAACGATAGGTTATCCAGCCGATTCGCCAGAGGCAAAGTATTATGACTATGTGAACAAAGGTGTTCGAGGTAGTGATAGTAGCAAAAACCAAAATACCACTTCGCCTTATACCTATAAGAAAACCAATCCAAACAAAGCAATGGTTTTCAGTATAGGAAAATGGTTGCGCAGAAACGCATCGATTGGCAGGAGAGAGGATAAGCGAGCATTATTAACTAAAACCCAAAAGAAGGGTGCATCGCTTTCCAAAATGGTAGATGAAAGCAAAAGGTTTAAATCTTTGGCTTTTGCGGTAGCAAAGTCAATAAAACAAAAGGGGTTAAAGAAAAGCGGATATTTCGATGATGCAATACAATATTCTTTTGGTAAAGATTTTACAAATACAGTATCAAGAATTATAGGACAGGAAATAGTACTAAATATCAAAGCAATACAACCAGATGGCAATAACAATCAATAGCGCACCCGCAAATTATAGTTCGCTGCATAGCGCACTTTACTTTGTAGTGAGTTCAACCAATAGCGCACAAACTAACTTTAAGTTCGTGTGCGATGTTTATGTAAACGGAAACTTAGTAACGAGGCTCAAATCATTCCCACAACCGAGTTCATCAAAGGGGATATTCAATGTAGCACCGATAGTAAGAAACTATTGGAACTCTTATTTTAAGCCGAATATCAGCACGAATAGTGCTATCTCTTATACAGGCAACGATATCTACGTTGAGTACGAACTAAAGTTTGGCGAAGATTACGGAGGCACAACTTATACAAACTTAGAAGAACAAAGCGCATTCGCTTACAACTACGTTCAAGATTTCCTTTACAATCCCACTTCGGATGCTTTCCTTTCGCCATCGAGATACGACACCTCTTATGCTGGCTTTTACCTAACCAATAGGGATAAGACACAAGTTACCTTTCCTGCAAGTTTAATCAGCACGGGTAGATTGTTCACTTCGTTTTTGAGTGATGCCGAGAACACGGCAAAGAACCTTTCGTTAGACATTACCAGAGTAAACGGAGCAACAACAACCAATTTTACAGGTGCTACGCAATCGTGGGAAGATTTCGCCTTATTGGATATTTCCCCAAGAGGAATAAATACTTACTTAGGCACTACGGCTATAACCGATGCCACTACTTACTATGATGTAAAAGCTAAGATTGCAGGAGTGCAAACCGATGTTATCCGAGTTACTTTGAACTGCACGCAATACGATGTTATACCTTTGCACTTCCTTAACTCAGTAGGTGGATATGAAACCTTTAACTTCACATTGGTTAATCGCCAAAATAGAAGCGTAGAGCGCAAATCATTTCAGCGTTTGCAATACGAATACGAAGCAGGCACAACCGCTATGGATATGGTAGATGCCTATGGTCGCTTATATGGCGGTATGATACCCTTTGCAACACAACAAAAGGTAACGTATAAACTAATTAGTGATTGGGTAAACTTTACCGATTACAATTGGCTAAAAGAATTAATCGCATCGCCAGAGGTCTATATGGAAAGGAACAATCAGTTCGTTCCCGTAATGATTTCAACAACCAATTGGGCAGAGAAGAAACGCTTTGCCGACAAGACATTTAACTTAGAATTAGATATTGATTTGGCTTATCAAGTTAATTCACAATACCGATGATATCAACTGAAATTTACATAGAGAACAATAGGTTAGATTTAAGCCAAGATTTATCAAGCGAGTTTACTTATTCGATTGATGATATACAGGACTTCGCTTCGAGGAATACGAGTTTCTCTAAAACTATTATACTGCCTGGCAATGCAATCAACAACAAGCTATTCGGTCATATATTCGAGTTCAATAACGCTAACTTCTATAACCCATCACAGGATAATGTGGGTTACAACTTTAACGCAGCCAAATCGGCTGATTGTGTTATCTATGTAGACAAGATACAAATTTTTAAAGGTGTTATCCGCTTATTAGAGATTACCATTGATAGAGGAACGATAGAATACGAGTGTGCGGTGTTTGGCGAATTGGGTGGTTTTATTGCTGCGCTCGGTAATGACAAACTTGAAAACCTTGATTTCTCTGCATACGACCATAATTGGACACACGAAAACATAGAAGCAAGTTGGGTGCAAGCAAGCGGAACAACCGCAAGCGGAATGGGTTATTATTATCCTTTAATTGACTACGGGCAGGTAGCTACAGATAAAAAGCATTGGAGTTACAAGGCTTTTAGACCTGCTTTGTTTGTTCGTGAATACGTAGATAAGATTATTAGGGGTGCTGGCTACACTTGGGAAAGTGAGTTTTTCAATACGAACTTATTTAAGCGGTTAGTTATTCCAAACAATCAAAAAGAGTTAAGCAATTACACAAACACACAAATAGCAGCGAATGCGGATGAAGAATCTGCATCGACAACAGGAGCAACAATAACCAGAGATTTAGAGTTCTCAAATACGCAAACACTAATCGGATTTGAGTTTGGTGTAGGTGGATATCGTGATTTCTATTGGCGAGGTGCTAACTTTACACCAACACTTACCTTACGATTTATAGGCGAATTAGCAAACGAGCAAGGCGGTACATCAGCTTTAAGAATGCGTGTATTAAAGAACGGAACTTCTGTCAATACGCAAGTAATTGCAACAGGCGACCCACAAGGTAGAATATTCTTTGATACTACGCTCACATACGCTATTGCCTTAAATACGAACGATTATTTCAGCATACAAGTAGAACTTTACAATGTAACAGGTGGTGGTGCATCATTCATCATTGATAGCAATTCAACCATAACTTCTACAACTTCGACTTCGATAGCATCGCCATTAGGCTACAACGGAAAGATATTTATGAACTCTGGTATTCCAAGAGGGATATATCAAAAGGATTTTATCAGTTCTATTGTAAAAATGTTCAATCTTTATATCGTAGAGGATACAAATAAAGAAAAGCATTTAAGAATTGAGCCATATATTGACTTTTTTGCGATACCCACTGCATTTTTAGAGGTCAATGATTTGAATGAGTTTTTGTTAATTGATAACACAAATCTTCTTTTATTGGATGACCCGACAGGCGAGAACTTAGATTGGTCGTATAAGATTGACCGCAACAAGGCTTTTAAGATAAAGCCAATGTCGGAACTTAACGGAAGATATTTTGAGTTTAAGTACAAAAGTGACAACGATAACTACAACGAGGAATATTCTAAGCATTACGGGGAAGGATATGCAGATTACGTTGAGGACACAGGCTTTGAGTTTGCCAATGAAAAACAAACGGCTGAACTGATATTTGCCTCGACACCTTTGTTAAGTTATGCAGGCGATGATAAGGTATATCCTACTATCTTTAAAAAATCAAATACTCAAAACGCACCATCGGAAGACCCGATTGACCATACGATAAGGATAATGCAAGTAAGAAAGATTACAGGTGTTGACCCTTGGGATATGAAAGGCGATACGGGTAATCTTGTAAACAACCTTACTTATTATGGATATGGTGGGCATTTGGACGACCCTGATGTGCCTACTGCCGATATTAACTTCGGTGTACCAAAAGAAATCTATTTTAGCTTGGCGGCAAGTTATCCAACGGCTAATCTCTATAATTCGTATTGGTCACCCTATATTGCAGAAATCTCGGACAAGGATAGTAAGCTACTTAGCTGCTATGTATATCTCAAAATCGAAGATATTTATTCGCTTGACTTTTCAAAGCTAATCTACATTGATGGTTCACTTTGGCGGTTAAATAAAGTGGTTGATTACAACCCATCTGTTCCCGAATCTACGAAATGCGAATTTTTAAAAGTAATTGAATTAACCTATATCTAATGTATTACGTAAATAAAGAAATAGTAGAACAAAATCTGTCGCTATCTATTTTACAGGCATCTATTTGTTATGATTCCATAGATGGGTTGTTAAGTGCTTATTCGTCAAATCAAGAAAAATCTTTAGTGAAAGCACAAAACAAAGTTGCATTATTACAATTTCTGCCTATCAATAATACACTACTACTGAAAGACAAAAAAGAAAAAAAGGCAAAGGTTAAATACATAATGCCTACGACTTGGAAAGACACTTTTAAACTAATTAAATTGATATGGCAAACACGACAGTTGGAGTTGATGTAAATGTAAAAACGAATGTCGCAGGAACGATAGGCGAATTAAAAGCCTTAAAAAAACAACTTAAAGATACTGCCGCAGGTTCGGATGAATTTAATAGGATATCCAAACAAATCAAGGATGTCGAAGATTCAATCGAAGAAGCAAGGTTTGGCGCAAAGAGTTGGGTTGACCAATTAGAACAAGTGCCAGGCCCTTTAGGTGGCGTATTTAGGGGTTTTAGACAAGCAGAGATTGCAACTAAATCATTTGGTACTGCTTTAAAAGCTACTGGAATTGGTTTAGTTATTACGTTGGTTGCTGGCTTAGTCGCTGCATTTGCGGAAAGTGAAAAGGCTACAAAGAAACTACAACCTTTACTAATAGGTTTTCAAAAGATATTTGCTGGCATATTTGCGGCAATAGAACCCGTATTTAATGCCTTTGTAGATTTTGCCGTTGATGCTTTACCGATGGTCACTAAAGGTATCGGTATTGCTTATTCTGCCGTTACTGCTTTTATACAAGGATTAGGCTCATTAGCAAGTGCCGTTAGCAAACTAATAAAGGGCGATTTTAGTGGTGCTTGGGATAGTGCAAAGGAAGCCGTTACAGGTTTTGGAAAGCGTTATGACGAGGCTAACAAGCGGTTTATCGATGGCACAAAAGAAGTTACTAAAACCGAGCAAGAAGAATTAGATAAGCGACAAGCTGCGGCAGAAAAAGCAGCAGAAGAAAGAAGAAAGCTATTAGAAAAGGAAGCAGAAGAAGAAAAGAAAAGATTAGAAAGACAACTTGAAGCAAGAAAAGCATTATTGCAATTTACAGGCGAAGAAATAAGAAAGTTTGAAAAGCAACAAGCCGATGAAGCAAGAAAAAGACAACAAGAAAGAGAAGCAGAAGATGCTATAAATACAAGAAAAAATTTAATCAATCAAATATCTTCTGGAGAGGAAGTTAGTAAAGCGTTAGATTTAATCACTTCTTCCAATTTACAAAAAGCAAGAGACCAATATACTGCGTTATTAGATTTTGAATTACAATCAGGAAACCTTTCATATCAAGACCAAGAAAAAAGATACCAACAAATAAGAGAACTTGAAAGGCAAAAATTAGTAGATAGAAAAGCAACACAAGCGGAATTCGATTTATTTGATAAGCAATCTAAAGAGCAAGAGAAAAGGAGAGATGAAGAAGTAGCACAAGCAAAGGCAGCTGTAATATCAGGTGCATTGAGTACCATCGCAGATGCGGTCGGTAGAAACACGGTTGCTGGTAAAGCGTTATCCGTTGCTCAAGCTACAGTCGATACATATGCTGGTGCGAATAAGGCACTTGCTACATACCCACCACCATTTGGTGCTATTGCAGCAGGTACAGTAGTTTTATCTGGTTTATTGAATGTTAAAAAAATTCTTTCTACAAAATTACCACCACCGCCTGGTGCTAAAAACTTTTCCGACACTTCAAGGAATATTTCGCCAGCAGCAGCCGCACCAATTGCTCCATCTGCGCCATTGATAAACACAAGAACGCAATTAGATTCAACTACAATCCAACAAATGGGTTCAGCAACAAATAGAGCCTATGTGGTTGAGAGTGATGTAACTAACTCACAAGAAAGAATACGCAGGATTAACAGAGCGGCAAGATTAGGATAAAATGCTATTTAAGATTATGGAAAAAGAATTACCGATATATCGTTTAGACATAGTTGAAGATTTAGAAAGCAACGTGGAAGTAGATTTCGTTGCGTTAGTTGACAGACCCGCTATTGAAAAAGCCTTTTTAGCGTTTCAAGATAGCTACTCCGATTATCCCGATGCCGTAAAGAACAATGCACAAAACGCATTGGATTGGGCAGAAGAAAACGGATGGGGTTCGTGCGGTACACCTGTCGGAAAACAACGAGCCAACCAATTAGCCAATGGCGAGCCTATCAGCGTGGAAACCATCAAGCGTATGTACTCGTTTTTATCCAGACACAAAGAGAATGCGGAAAGTTCTAAAGGCTATGGCGATGGATGCGGTCAATTGATGTACGATGCTTGGGGTGGTGCAAGTGCGCTCAGTTGGGCAGAAAGCAAACTTAAACAAATCGAAAGGCAAAGTTTCTCCATACAAGATGAAGAAGAAAGGATTATCACGGGTGCTTTAATGCTTGCCGATACGCCTATTTATAGAAACGATGGTAATGGCGAGTATTATGTGGTTTTTACCAAAGACACTATCAAGAAGATTGCTCAAAAATATTTCAAGAAAGGTTACCAGAATAACGTAAATTTGATGCACGATAGCGGGCAAGTGATGGATGGGGTAACGATGTTTGAAAGCTGGATAGTAGATGAAAAGCGCGGTATCAAACCGATGAAAGGTTTTGAGGATGTAAAAGAGGGTTCGTGGTTTGGTTCTTTTAAGGTTGAGAATGAGGAAGTTTGGAATATGATAAAAGATGGCAAGGTAAAAGGGTTTTCGGTTGAGGGGATATTTAATTACTCTAAACCGCAGACAATTGAAGAACAAATGATGTCGGATATCATAGAAATATTAAAGCAAGTAGATTAGGTTTTTCATAGTTTGGTTTTAGGAAAGGGGGTGTTTCTACACTCCCTTTTTTTGTCTATATGGTAATTTGGAATGTATGTAACTATTTATCAATAAATTTTATGACTGCACAAGAAGCACTTTTAAAAATCAAGGCGATGTTTGCCGAGGCTCAACCCGAGGTAGCTGCCGTTGCTCTTGCCGAGTATGTACTCGAAGGTGGAGCAAAAGTAATGATTGATAAACTTGAACTTGGCGGTAAGGTTTCTATTGTTGATGAGGCTGGTAATGAAATGCCTGCACCTGCTGGCGAACACAAACTTGCCGATGGTACAGTAATCACTCTGGATGAAAACGCAACAATCGTAGAAATCGAAAGCCCCGAAGTTCCTGTTGAAGAACCCGTAAATGAGGTAGAACTTTTGAAAAAGAAAGTTGCCGAAATGGAAGCACAACTCGCTGACTACGGAAAGAAGAAAGAAGATGAAAAAGCTATGATGGCTGAGCAATCTGCTAAGTTTTCACAAGCTATTCAAGAACTTACCGATGTAGTTATCGAACTGACTAAAACTCCTTCGGTTGAACCTACACAACCTAAAGAGGCTTTCAACAAGCACATCGAAAGCAAGAACGACAAGATTTCCCGTTTTCTCAATTTGTACACTAAGAAATAATTTTTCAAACAATTAAAATTTAATAACAATGGCTTTTGATGTATCAGCATTAGCAAATTATACCAAAGAGAACGAAGCTCTATTGGTAACTTCTTCCGTACTCGGAAGCAAAACCGCTACTTTGATTAAAGACCAAGGTAACGTAATGGTAGGTGTAAAATCTGCCGAGACAATCAACATTATGGATACTGACGCTATTTTCCAAAGCGGTTCATCTTGCGGCTTCAACGCCTCAGGTACTACCACTTTCACTCAGCGTACTGTAACCGTAGGTAAGATTAAAGTAAACGAATCTCTTTGCCCTAAAGATATGGAAGCAAAGTATCTTCAAAAGGCTCTGCCCGAAGGAAGTCGTTACGATTCAATCGCTTTCGCTGCCGACTACACCGACAAGAAATCGGCTCGTATCGCTGCTCAACTTGAAACTGCTATCTGGCAAGGTGCTACTGGCTCTGCCAACGTAAACCTTAACAAGTTCCAAGGTCTGGTAACTTTGATTGGTACTTCTGCCGTAGAAGCTAACAACACAACTTACTACGGAACTCCTGCCACTTCAATCACTACTGCTAACGTAGTTGCGATTGTAGATGCTCTTTATCGTGCTATCCCTGCTACTGTTGTAGCTAAAGATGATATGACTATCTTTATGGGACAGGATGTTTTCCGCACTTACACTATCGCATTGAAGAACGCTAATATGTTCAACTATGCTTTCGATGGTAAGGCTGATAGCGAGTTCTTCCTGCCTGGCACATCTATCAAGGTTGTTGCTACTCCAGGTTTGAATGGTGTAAATAAAATCTATGCCATCCGTTTGAGCAACCTGTTCCTCGGAACTGACCTTCTCAACGAAGAAGAAAGATTCGAATTGTTCTATGCCAAAGAGGCTGACCAAGTTCGTTTCGTAGCTGAGTTCAAGATGGGTGTTAACGTAGCCTTCTTGGATGAGATTGCTTCTTTCATTATCTAATTTAAAAGTGGGTAATCTTTCGAGGTTACCCACTCTTAATAACTTTAAAAAATTTTTAATATGCCTTGTGCTTTAACTCAGGGATACACACTCGATTGCAAGGATAGTTTAGGCGGTATCAAAGCTATGTGGGTTATCAATCACGCTAACGTGACTGCGGTAACTGAGGCTTCTGGTATCGTTTCTACTATTACTAAGGCAGCGGGTAAGGTATTCTACAAATATGAGTTAGTTAAAAACACGGGTTCGCTGACTGAAACCATTACCACTTCCGTTGAGAATGGTACTGTGTTTTATGCACAAGAACTTTCGATTGTTCTTAACAAACTCCAAGCAAATACTCGTAATGAGATTCTGCTCCTTGCTCAATCAACTCTTATGGTTGTTGTTCAAGATGCTAACGACAAATATTGGTTGTTAGGTCGCTTTACAGGTCTTGATGTTACAGGCGGTACGTCTGCCACGGGAACTGCTCAAGGCGATAGAAATGGTTACACGTTGACATTCACAGGTGGCGAGAAGGCTCTTGCTCCCGAAGTCAATAGCGGTATCATTGCAGGTCTTACTTCCTAATGCTTTCGTAGTTCGTAATAGGTAGGTAGATTAGAGCCATCCCTTTCGGGGTGGCTTTTTTTTGGTAAAATCTCACTCAAATTCTATTTAGTGTTATGATATATCTCACAAAGGGGCAAACGAACTCTATCATATTGACCTTAAAGGAAAAACAAACCTTAACAAACCCGAACTATCTTTTTGTGTTTACGCATAGGGGTAGCAATATTGTAAGAAGTTTTGTTTTATTGCAGGCGGCTAATATCTCGGCTCATAAAGAGCGGTACGATGAATTTTCTATTGTTACGAATACCTACTTTACGGGTTATGATAGTGGCGAATGGGAATACGAGATTTACCAGCAAACCTCAACTACGAACACAAACCCTGCATTAGCCACGAGTAAATTAGAAACAGGCATTATGCGCTTGAACGAGGCTACCTCATTTAGTTTTACGACATACGAACCAAATAATACATTTATAGTACGATGATGGATAATTTAGTAATATTAAGTTTTGCCGAGGCAAAGCAACCCGAATATCGGGAAAGAAAAGGGCAAGGATATATCGAGTTTGGCGAGCGTAACGATTACCCAAGCTACCTGCTTAGTTTATACAACAAAAGCGCAAAGCATAACGCAATTGTGCGTGGTAAGGTAAACTATATTACAGGTAATGGATGGGCAACAAAAGAAGAAGATGCCGCTGCCGAAGCGTTTATCCAAAAGCCTAATCAGTACGAAACCTTAACCGATTTAACTCGAAAGGTGTCTATTGATATTGAACTTTTCGGTGGTGCTTATTTAGAAGTTATCTGGAGTAAGGTAGGCGAAAGGATTGCAAGTTTATCACACATTGACTATACAAAGATTCGTTCTAATAAAGACAATACGCAGTTTTGGTATAAAAGTAATTGGCAAGATAGAAAAGAGGAAGTCGAGGTTATTGCTGCTTACAATACAGGAAACAAAGTAGGCAAGCAAATTCTTTACATAAAAGAATATCGCCCAGGATTAGACACCTACGCACTTCCGTCTTATATGGGTGCGTTGAATTACATTGAAAGCGACGTAGAGGTTTCTCGACACGTTTTAGGTAACGCACAAACAGGATTTAGTGCAAGTAAGTTAATCACTCTACCAAATGGCGAGCCTTCGCCCGATGAAAAGAGAAATATCGAAAGAAGATTTACGGATAGGTTTTCGGGTTCGGATGGTAAAAAGTTTATTCTTTCTTTTGTTAGTGATATTGCTAAAAAGCCAGCCGTAGAAGATTTGGGTGCTTCCGATTTGACTAAGGAAGATTTTAACCAAGTCGATAAGATGATTCAGCAAAACATTTTTGCAGGGCATCAAATTACCACTCCTTCTTTGTTTGGTGTATTGGTTGAGGGTTCACTCGGTACTCGTTCCGAAATTCGTGATGGCTACGAGGT